ATTTATTATATCCTGTATTCGGGTTATATAATTTATTCCCGAAATCGTTCGTATATCCTCTTATCGAGTTAACTACTATTGGTAGGTTTTTCTTTAATCGGAGATTTGTTATATTTGATAAGATAGAACTATCTGCAGCATCGATTGCTTTAACTAAATTTGAATGCCTAAAAATTGCATCAAAGTTATTAAGATTGTCTGTATCAAATTGATTAATTGAAGAAGACACTAAGGTTTCTACTTCTCCTGTAGATAAAGCAGTTAGGTTTGCATTGTATTTGAATACTGTCGTGATTAAGATTTTAATTATCTCTGCATCAACTATGGTCGGCCGAACCGTTATCACGTTTAGTTTATTTAGACTGCTTTTTACTAATGTTTTTTCTGCCTCTGACAAGTAATCTGAATTATTTGGTTTTAATGAAATGAAAACTTTACCATACTCAGGTGGATCGTTATCTTCCCCACCCCATACTGCAACTGCATCTGCGTTGGGATAATATTCTGCAACCTTTGCTTTGTAATCGTTAAGTGTGACTAATCTGTTTTGTGACGTGTAGAATTTATTCGCTTTAAACTTAATTGACTCTATTGATTCTTTTTCTGAACCACCACTTGCAGCTGAGGCCAAAGTTATAGTTGTATTACTAAAACCGTTTACTGCATTCAACATTGAAAATAACTTAGCACCATTTGCATGAGTTGTATCAACAACGATGTATTCCACAGCAATAGTATCTCCATCTTTTAATCCAGCTCCTAATGTATCGTCGCCAAAATAAATTTCTACAAACCCTTCCTCATTCTCTTGAGTATAATAAACTTTAGATGTTGTTTTAATTGTTGAAACATTTGTTGATAATGCATATGCTGAAGTTACCCCAGCTGAGGTAACATTAACAGAAGTTCTAGTTTTATCAACTCTTGCATTCGATACCACAAATTTTGAGTTCTTAATTTGAGAATCAAATACAAATATATCTTCAATGAATGTTCCTTGAACCAACTCTATATTTTCATAAGAATAAACTAAATCATTTTGTGTTGGTGTTGATGATGTTGCTGTGACAAAGTTATAACTAACACCATCAAAAACTGTTTGAAATAAACTTCCTTTTGGAATAATCATTTCTGTAGTAGTTGGATATGTTCCATCTGCATTTTTAACATTATTAATGGAAACATTAATAAATGCTGAAGAAGCGGATTCTGATGAAGGTGTAAACCCTAAATCCTTTGCACGAGATACTACATTCTTTCTTATCTGTGCTGAGTCTAAGAACAGTTCAGAAGCTGCAATGTTTAAGTTAATTGCACCTATGTGAGATGAATATGCAAGCAAATCGATTAGAACTGCAAGAGTTGATCCCTCAAAGTTATAATCCTTAAAGGTCTCTTGTCCTTGTAAGTAATTTTTAAGATTACTGGTTATATTATCGAAATCTAAATCAGTAACATTTAATTTTGAACTGTTTATTGCCATTATCGTGTCCTTGTTATTGTAAAGTTAATTTCTTGGTTTCTGATACCATTCCTAATGTTATAAAAGATAGTCACATTTAAAGTATTGTCTAACTTAGATAATTGAATAAACACCCCTTCTACTCTTGGTTCAAATATTTCTATCATTTCTTTTAATCTAGCCTTTACACGGTTAACTTTAAAAGTGGTATCTAACTCAAAAAGTAAATCTCTAACTGAACCACCAAAATTGGGTTTAAAGGGTCTTTCATATTTGTTGGTTTCTACGATGTTTCGAACTGCTCTCCTAATTGCGTCAGTATCAGTTCGCGTTGTTACATCTCCTGTGGTTGGATGCATATTAAATGTTAAATCCAAATCAACACTGGCATTTGGAATTGCAACATTTGCTCCTTTATTTACAACGTAGTCTACCATCTAACTATTTATACATCCTAACTAGGTTTTGCTGTATCCGTTTTCTCTGCAGCGTGAACAGGTGGAGTGTATTTGTGTTTGTGTGTAGCAAGGGTAGGTGCGTTGCCAGAATCAGTTGAGATATCACCTACTGCATGGATAGTCGAAGCATTAGTTTGTTTACCTGTCACATGTAATGTCCCTGTGACTGTTGTATTTGATATAATCTCTGTTGTATTATTACCTGTAATTGTTATCTTGCCTTCTGATAATACATCGGTTGTTCCTGTAAGAATATCTGCTTTAAGGTTTCCCTCTGTTATTTCAGAAGTGACATTTCCTTTTAATACTTTCATATCGACATTACCTGTATCGATAGTTATGTTTACATTACCATATCCTACTTGTAAATCTGTATTACCAGCTATGAATACCTTATCGTCTTTTAGAATTGCAGTATAGTTATTGTTTACAATTCGTGTAACTTCTGAGCCGTCTGCCTGTATCTCGTGGAATGTTCCTGACCTATGGTGAAGATTTATTCTTTCTTTTGTTGGAGTATCGTCTACTTCAAATACATGCCCTGACTCTGATTGTAAAACTTTATTATAAGGATATACTGGTGCAGAATCTACATCGACAAAATCTTTTAGAATCTTTTGTTCATCGGGTATCGTAACTTCTTTACCTTCTGCATCTGTTTGTTTAGCTATCTTATGGTCTAATACACTACCTCTTGCAAGGGTTGAGGAATCAGAATCGTCTGTATACAATGGATAATATGGTAACATAGATTCTGTTACTTCTGTCTCTGTTATTGTAGACCCTGTCGAATCAAATTTTATATCAATAGTCTTCGGAGACTTTGGTGCTGTATCCATAGCGGTTGTAAGACCGTGACCTCTTTGAGGAGATTGCTCGGGATTTTTACCATCGGGAGTTCCATCATAATCTGCAACAGTCAATTTTCTTGGATCATTAAACCCTTTATCGGTTTCCCTTATAAGCAATTCATCTGTAGTTGTTTCTCGATATCCAGCTGGTGGTATGCCAACAGCAACACCCGTGACAACGGGGTCTTGACAAAGCTCACCATCTCTAAAGAAACCAAATACTGTAGACCCTTCTACAAGTCCATGTTGTGTTCCAAGGCCTGATAGACCAGCAGAGGTTGTTGGTAATAACACTTGAGCCCATGGTAAATCAGGAGTTGCAATCAACTGTTTATCATCAGTATGAATACCATGACAACGAACGCGAACTCTTCCTATCTTTAAAGGATCATTTCTATCTTCTACTATTCCGAAAAAATTCATTATACCTTCTGTGGTGGAGCCACCTTAGATAATGGTCTGGCATCCTTAATTGGAAGTGCGTAACTTTCTTTTACACATTCAATATAACAAATACCAGCTGCATCACTAGGACTTCCGTTTACATTTAAATCAGTAATTAAATATCTATCGTCATTTACCGAATCGGGATTATCTGCACCACCTGTTTCCCCGCCGGGCAAACTTAATTGAATAACATTACCCACACTAAGATCAGTTCTTAATGGAATGGTAACGACAATTTTATGTTGTTGCAATGTCTCTAACATTGCTCTTCTTTCTAGCTTCGCATTATCTTTTACTTTAAGACCTGAGAATATTTCGTTGTTTGATATGCTATCTGCATCATCAAAAGAATGATTCATATCATGATCATATAGAACTAAACTTTCAAATTCTTTATTAGGTGCAAGGTCTATATCAATTTCATTGACTACAGGATCAGTTTCAGCATCAATCAAGTTCCCTGTTGTTAATGTTCTTTCATGTTCGTCTAATAATAACATAGGATGTCCTGATAGATGTTTTCCTCTCTTAAAGGTTTCAGCCATATCATAAACAATATCTTCTTCTACTTTTCTTACAGGATCATATACCTTTAACATAGAAGCGTATGCACCACCCATAGTTCCTTTTAAGGTATCAAACAACTGTGGTTTTTCATATGACTCAATCATTGTATTAATACCTTCCTCGGATTGTGCGTCTTTGCTATCTGTGTCAATGTCTGCGCTTCTAGGTTTATAAGAAAACAGTAACGGAAATTCTTGTTGAAACATTTGATCTATACTGGTAAA